TATGGTCGTTAAGTTGGTTGTCGTAAAATCAATTGTTTCGCTTTTATAAAAATTTGCCATTAGCTAAGAAACCAATTCTTGGTATCCTCCTCGTTTTTAATATCGTTTTGATAACCAAAGTTTAATTGGTTCTTCAAAGTATCTAATGCTTCAATTAATTGTCTTTGATTGTCGACTGTGTATTCTTCAATTGGGTCTGGAAATACTGGAGTAATTCTAGCCATTATCTTCTACCTCCTGCTGATACGTCAAGACGAAGTGTGCCGTATCTCCAACTTTCATCTTTACCATCATTTTCAATTTTTAAACTTACCTGTCTACCTCTCACTCTTGTGCTTACAAAAGTTGTGGTAGTATTAACTGTAAACGGCCCAGTAATCAATGGATAATTATCATCAACAGATTCAGACTCACCAGGATAATTTCTAAATCGTAGAGTCACTTTTGCATTACCAGATAAGTTTTTAAAGTCCGGAATAAATCGTGACACTCGCATAATATTTTCACCTGCACCATTAAGTCCTTGTTGTGTATCTAAATCATAATCACCGGATACAATAAACGATGAGATTGCTACTGATGTACCATCTGCAAAAACAGCATTGTTACCTATCTCATGTGCCCAATATCTTGTAGAACCAAAAGTATTCGTTGCACCACTAATTGTTGGAAAGGTTGGAGTTCCGGTTGTTAAATACTCTGTAGCATATGGTAAACTGTATGTGTGATTATCTTGATATGAAGTTCTAGATAAAGAACCAGTATGCCAGGTGTCTTCTACATAGTTATACGTTACCACTCTATCATTTTGATTTGATGAATTTTGTGGATAGAACCAGAATATTTCATTGTACAAACTATTATGCTCACCATACGCAACTTTTGCAGCGTCATAATTAATTCCTAAATTAGAATTACCAGTTGTAAATACAAAGTCTTCTACAAGTGAACCTAACTGTTTTACAGTTCCGTCAAATTTAAAAAAGCCTCCACCAAATCCCATCCAGTAAACTGCACCTTGTGCATAGACAAGTGTGTGTTGAGATAAACATCCACAGTTAGAACCAACTTGTCTAAGTGAGAATGTAAATGGTGGGCCAACAAACTGAATCACATATGCAGCTTGATCAGTTAAAACTAAAATATAATCTTTACCTTGTACGGCAGAAATAATTTCATTACCTTGGTCAAGTAAAAATGTTCCCGCTGTATTAACCGCAGTGGGTGTATATGTATTAAAATCTTCTTGATTAGAAAATCTAATAAACATTTTGTTTTGTGTAGAAGCACTTCCGATGGTTTCTTCTGTTCCAATGTGAAATAAGTGTCTATCTCTATCTGATACTAGTGTCATAATAGAAGCAGTTGGAGCTCCTGTCATAACTGTTGCTCTTGTTTCAATCGCACTTGCACCATCTTGTGCCATTGTATTCCATGTAACAGTTTTACCATTGTGTATAGTTGCAACTAATGTTTGACCAAAATTATCTAATGACCAGTTACCTGGATCCAAAGTCACATTGGTTGAGTCTGATGCTTCACCCCAACCTTCTGCACCAACTTCTGATCCCCAAATATCTGTACCCCAACCAAATGCAGGTGTTTGAACAATTGGACCAATGTTTACATATCTGTTTAACGTAGCCGCTCCTGCAGCCGATGTTGTGCCTGTTGCGTCTGCCGGCATCGTAATGGTAATCGTATCTGCGTCTGGAGTGGTAATAACTTCAAAAACATTATCAGTAAATTGTGATTCAGAATAACCAGAACCTGGGGGAACGGTAACTGATTTAAAAACAACATAGTCTCCAATTACTGAATTGTGTGCTGTTAAGTTTACAGTAACTGTTGAAGAACCACTTATGGTATCAAAGGTACAACCTGTTTGATCTGATTCTATAGGTGTGATGTCATAAAAAGAACCTTCATAATAAAGAACTAATAGTTTAGACGTACCAATTGCTGCATACTTACGACCGTCTAAATCAGTCCAAGTATGCTGATCTCTTGCTGGGCCAGCTAATGTATTGTCAACTAATTCTTCCCAACCACCTATTTTCTCAGGTTGTCCGTATCTGAATCTTACATTATCACCATCAGTCCATTGGCCTTCTGCGCCTGTTTCTGTGTCCTGTTTATTGAATCCGGGTCTAAAGTTTGCTTTAATTAATGGCATAGTTCATATATTATATTTGTTTTTATATAATATACAACGCAGAAATAATGCTAATCAAATTTGCCTATTGAGAACCAAGAAGTCATTATATACTTCTCTCCGGATAATGGTGGATTACCTCTATGTAAATATGGGAAATGGGCAGGAAAAAAACACACTCTACCTTTTTTAGGCTTAACTCTCATGTTTTGTATAAGAAATTCTGTTTCGCCGCCTTCTTCAACATCATTTAAATATAGCGTATGAACTAGCATTCTTTTTAACATATCTAAGTATGTTCCACCTTTTTCCGTATGCCATAGATGATACCCTTGGCCAGGTAATGTTTTTTGAATTTTTTGCGGGTCCCAATGTAATTCTGGAGTGCCTAAGTGTTTTAAAATATCAGTTTCTTTTAAATATATTTGAAAAGCGTGATTTAAATTTATAAATAAAGTTTTTAATGTGCCATTTTCTGACAGAACAGCTTCTTCAAAATTATCATAATCTACTTGTGCTGCAGTATCTGCTTTGCTTGTAACAGAGGCTTGTTCAAGATCTGTTCTAGTAAAAGTTTTTTTAAACTTCTTTTGTTTTTCAAAAAACTCTATGGCTGCATCACAATCTTCTGGTCTAATTAAATTGTCATAAACCTTTATAAAGCTTTTATCTGAAAGTCTGTTTTCTGTCATTTTTTTCTCCCGTCATTTTCAAAAGATTTAAATGGGCCGTAAGCATCTACATAGTGAAAAAATACTTGAGCACAATATTTTCCTTCAAAAGGTTTTCTCCCGTGTAAAATATCATAACCTAGATACATAACAGCATCCCCTACTTCCATAGTTATCCATTCGTTGTCCATATGAATTGGCCATTTTTCTCCACAGCTATCTACGTTTGCAGTAATACTTATTTCACAAGAAGGTCTGTCCGTATGGTCTGGTAATATTCCTCCGTGTACATAACCTCTCCAATATGCATATGTTTTAAGTAAATTTAAGTTTGCAACTTCCATTGCCTTTTTTCTTTTTGCCTCTAGTATAATATCAAAAATAGGATCTCCATAAAAACACGGACACCCTGGAGATTGACGATCGTTTAAATCTTTTGCATTAAAAGTTCTTTCTAAACAATAAGGTTGTAAAATAGCTAATTCTTCTTTGGTAAAGAAATCTTTGATATAAATATATTTTTTCTCTCTTATTGTGTCCAACATACAAGACTGTACCTTTCTCCTTTTGTAATAGGTTTAATAGAATGTGGATATAAAAAGTTAGAAGGAAATACAATTACCGAACCTGTTTTTAATTTCTCTTCTCTTACAATTTCTTTATAATCGTTAGGTCTAAAGAATTGAAACTCTCCTCCTTCATATTCTTCATTTAAATTTATAATAGTGGTGAGAGTTCTATTACTAGCGTCTCCTCCATCAATATGTGGTTCATATTTACCACCCACGCCATATTTTAAAAAATCAATTTGATTTAACTGATTACTTTGTATATCTGTATCTTTTGTTGTGAGCATCATGTAATTTAAATGTATGATACTTAATTGATGTGCAATTAATTTATAAAAAATCCATTTAGTAGCATCTTCTTTTACTATAGGAAAATTTTCGTGAACGCTAAAACCTTTTACATTTCTAATATCAGGATTAATTTTCTCATCGAATATACCCATATCTTTAAGCTTTTCTATATTCATATAGCTTTTAATTCTTTCAATTAAACTATGTGAAAAAAGATTATCAAATCTTATAATGTAATCGGTTAATTTGTCTTTCATGTATTAACTGTATGATTAAGAACTGCTATAAGATGTGGGTCTTGCTCCTAGTCTAGCGACTTTTTCTGCGTTTGTTTCATCTCTATATGTTCCAGAGTCAGCAGGATCTTCAACTTGCTGGTTATCATTATCCCAATTACTTTGTAGCTCACTTAAATGTGCTGCATCCCAAAGATCTATAAACTGTGAAAAATTTCCGTATGTAGATGCATCATATGAACCATTAGGAGAATCATCTTTAAACTCTACTTGGTCATTATCTACATTATCGTCTGTAAATTGAATTGCATGTAAGTTAGAAAATTTTGCTTGGTTCCAAAAATCTGTTCCACCAACTTCATACCCTCTTGCATCGCTCATACCAAATTCGCCTGTTCTTTTGATAACCATGTTATCCTCAAAAACTACTGTCCATGTACCATGTTTTGCCATTTTTTTCTCCTTAAGTTTTTATAATATATACTAAAGTTATATAAGGTTGCAAGACTGAATTCGCATTTCCAGAAAAAGTTCCTCCAGAAGGATGACTGTGTGCACCGCTTCCTCCTGCATTTGGAGTAGTTTGAGGGTTTCCTGTAGTCCAAAACGGTTCAGAATTACCTCGTAAAGTAAGTCTTTTCATATTCGAAGGATGAGAATGGCTTGCCAAAGTAGGTCCGGAGATACTTGTGTTTCCTATACTTACAGAAATGTTTCCAGTAGTAGGAGTTGTTTCCGCTCCTCCAGACGTTGCGAAAGTTTTAGTAGGTGATTCATTTTGACAACATTTATCAGCTAAATCAGGTAGACCAAATGTTGTTGAACCATCGCCTGATCCGTATGTAGTTCCAACCACCGCAAATAAATCAGCATAAGTTGTTCTTGAAACGTCAGATCCATCACACTCTAAAAATCCTTCTGGAAGAGTAGAGTCTGTCCAAGGCATAATAATTCCTGTATTAACCCCTTGA